TCCAGATAATGACCAGTTGTCTTTATCAGAAGTCTTTCTTAATTCTTTTACAAATTCTTCGATTGGATCTTGTTTGCCGTAATTCGACAATGACATCATAGGGAACTTCCCGATGTTGTAGTGTAGTTTAATTCTGTGAAAGGATCTGCAGGATTGAATGCAGAAGGAACGATACGAATTGTTGATTTTCCGTTTGCAGGTCTCCAATAGATTTTGTCGAAGTCTACTTTCTCACGGTCTTGATTTCCGGTGCTGTTTAGAGCGGCCAGTTTAGCTTTGATAGCATTAATGTCCATAATGTAACTGATTTTTAATTAAAACTTTTATTTATATAAGATAAGAAGAATATTTCAATATTCCAACTTTGTCTTAAGGTTTTTCAAAGTTAATAGGATCTGATTCTAGATCTCCTAACCGTAGTACTCTTTTTGCCAAAGCTTGCACTATTTTCTCATAATCTAGGTTACCTACTCGTTCTTGCCAGTCGCCGTAGCCTGAGGCTTTTCCTATTTGTTGAGCTAATGTGTCTATAAGTGATGAATCTATTTCAATAGGTTCTCCTTTATAGTTATAGGCTGTAAGTACTTTTCCTTCCTGTAGCTGTTTATTTTCTGCTAAGAATTTTCTTAAATCAAAATTTTCCATTTGCTTATAATTCTATTATTCTAAATAATTTTGTGTTGACTCTTTTTAGTTCTGCACCTTTTGTTAATAGGATGCAGTTTTGGTAGTCATTCCAATTCACTTTGAAGCTTACATCCAATACTCCTCCATTTAAAGATTCAATTAGACGATTCAACGAATTGATTGTATAAAGGGTGTTTGATTCTTTTTTTCTATGAACTAAAATAGTATTTTCTAAGAAATTAGAAACATTTCCAAATTCTACATTGTATGTACAAATATATTCATCCTGACTCTTTGAATAAAGAACGAAGATTTTATTATAAATGATCTTGTATTTGGTTTGTATTGTACTTAAAATATCTTCTAGTTGTTGTTCTGAAGAGAAAGTACAAAATAACTTATTGCTCATGTCGGCTACATTAAAATTGTATTCGATATCATAATCGAACATTGTTGGCGCTACATTATCTTGTATCATTTATAAATATGTTTTTATTTTACAAAACTAAATTGTTACTGTATTTGAACTTAATGGGATATTTTCCTTTTTGTGAAAGAATCAACTCTAACTCCTCTAGTGTACCTTTCCCATCCTCTTTTGCAAAATCTATTAACATGGCATCATAAGTATAAAGTGCTAGTTTACTTTTTTTATCTTGAAGAAACATAAGCACATCTTTTAAGATAAGAATATTTCTTGAGGTTTCCAAGCTCTGCATCATATAGTTCATAAGCTTCTGCGGATGCATATCTGGAAGATCTTTTGTAAATCTCTTTCCTGATAACGGATCTTCTACGTATCCTTTTTCTTGATAATGCTGCCAAAGTCTGTTTATATAATTCTGAATCTTTTCAAAGATAGGTAGGAAAGCATACTCAGGTGGAATCTTTCCATAAATTGCATGAAAGTTAATCTGCTTTGCTTTTGCATATTCATCTTCGGCTATTTCATCTTTACCGAAGTAAAGTCTGGCCAATTGAACGTGTGCAGATTCATCTGTTAATTGATATCCTATTTGCTCGCATAATAGTCTTAAATGATATCCATCGAAGTCCATTTCTACAAATACACCGTTCTGAGGAATAATAGCTTTTCTAAATTCAGGTGCTTTTGGTATTGCAGCAAAATTTACTGAATTAAAAGCATTTGTTGGCCGAGAGGTTGTATTATAAAGATTATATGAGGTATAAATAATATTATTATCAATACTGTATACAGGATTGTTTGGTTTGAATAATTCTAAAAAAGATTGATAAGTTATTCTCAATCCAGCTCTCTCAATCATAAAGAAAACAGACGTTGCAGTTTTATTATAAAAATCAAAGCCATTGGGTATTGCAATATGCAATATCTTTTGTAATGATTTATAATTCTCTTCACATTTTTCAAATAGCTTTGATATTGGAATTATAGCATTTATTTCTTTGAATTCATGAAAGCGATTATAATACCAATTACAGGTTGAATTAGATCTTGGTAATTCAAGTCTATTATAAGAAGTCATTGAATAAAGCAAGGAAAGATCTATAACATTCTGTAATATAAAGTGATACATCAACTCTTTCTTATCAAATGTATAAAGTGTTATGTATTCTTTTAGTATACCGGAGACACAGTCTTTTGTTAAATTTAATCCCTCGTCATGGCTTATTGGGATAATGTATCCTTCTGGATGATCTAGAGGTCTTAGGTAGACTGCTACGGTAGTTGTAAGAAGTGGGTGGTAATTATCGTTTGAAGAAATAACTTCTACGTACCCTCCTTTCCTACCTAAATTTTTTAGAAGCTGTATTTGCTCCTCTGTCTCTATTATATAAAACATTTACTATAACCTTTTATTTAATATAAGAAAAAAGGCCTGCAAAAGCAAGCCTTATTTTTATTTTCTTGTATCGAAATTTGCCTTTCGATAATTGTCCCACTTAGTGTAATCATCTTGCTGTAGAAAAGTTTCTTGCTGGCTAGATGGTGGTTGCACTACTCCTGCTTTTGAAGCTGCTTGAATTGATTCTGTTGTTGTAGTTGTATCTTCTACCAAGTATTTATAATCTGTTACAAAGGTACTAATTCCCGGCATGGTCTTTTCTAATGCTTCAATTGTTTTTTTATTTTTAGATTCTGCTCCTTCGTAGAAATACTCTCCATACATTACATCATTAGCTGGACCTCCTATTACCCAATCTACTTCTGTAAATACGCTATTTACTAGAGTGTCTTTAGCCTGTGTGTAAGTTTCAGGATCTGTTTCTACTATTTTACCTGTATTTTTATCCTGTATAAAGTTTCTTTTTGTTACTCCTTTTTCTTTTTCAGATTGAGTTGGCTTTTTTTTAAATACTCCTGCAAATAGTCCTAAGAGTCCTACTGGTATTGCAAAAGCTGTTCTTGTAACCTTTACTAATTCAAGTCCATTCTCTTCAGGTGTTTTTCCTGCATAGAACTTTCCTTTATAAGTCTCTATATAAAATCCTTTATAATCCTTTTTAGAGACTAATTCTAGAAATTCTCCACCCTCGGTTGATTTAGCTTTTTTGTATCTTGATTTTGGTATATATTTTTCCATGTACTTATTAACTATACTTCTTTACTGCTTCTATATATACGTCGTAAATACCATCAGGACCTAGTGGGCCCACTTGTCCACCGTATCTTGAGATTCCATTTCTATTTACTAAACTAGCCCAACATGCATAGTTATTATCTAAGAAGTTAAGGAATCCTTTATTAGCATACACATCTATCTTATTATCTTTTATCTGTGATTTAGCTACGGAAAAACTACTCTCAACAGATTTTTTTGCAGATACAAGATTCCATCCTCCTAAATCTTGATTTGATTTATTAAAGTGGCCAAGCTTTAAACCTTTCCAAGTACCTGTTAAAAATTGATACCTTCCTGCTGCACTACTTTTAAGTTTTTTACTAAGCGTTACTACCTTGTTAGGATGCCCTTTATCGTAAGTTTCTGTCCATCCTTCGATTTGTCCAAATCCTACTAATATGTCATATCCATTATTACCTACTGCTGCTGTTCCTTCTGTATATGCTATTGTATCTAGAATAGGTTTTCCGTACTGTGGTACGCTGTCGCTTACTTTCCCAAAAGAAGCTATCTTTTTAGCAGAGGTAGCACGTTTTGCTTTTAGACCTTTTACCTCTGTATTAGATTCTCCGTTTTCTTTGAAGTCATCTGAATATGCTGGTCCAGTACCTTTCTTAACTGTTCCTTCTAGTATGATTGTCTGAGCTTTTAAATTAGTTATCCATCTATTTTGTGCAATACTATGATCTATTCCTGTTACTATAAATCCAACTACTCCATCATACTTAGATGGCATTATTCCTGAATTGATTCTAAACGCTTGTCCAATCTTTATTCCTGAGATTCCTTCCATTTCAATTCCTACTTGGAAAGGTATAATCCCTGCTGGTCCTGCATTACCTGTAGCTGTAGGTGATGCGTAGTATTGTACGTAGTTTGTTGAAAATTGCCCAAACTGTGTCTTTGCGGCAGCAACTGCTTCGCTATCATACTGCTTACTGTTCCATACTTGTGATAATGCAGCTTGAATTGTATCTCTCCTAGCCTTTTGCTGAGTGGCTCTTTGCTCTTCCGGTGTTGCTGATCCTGATGCCGGGGTAGCAGGTTCATCTGTCTTTATAGATTTTTTCGTAATAATCCTATCCTCTAATCCCTCATTCCATCTTAATAAAGCCTCTGCCTCTAATCCTACATCCGCTGCACCTGCTTGTGCTGAAATTGCACACATGGTTGTAATGGCTGGGGATAGTTTTGTTGTAAAGTCAAATCGCGAGACAGTTGATTTAAGTCCTGTAATGTTCAGTAAAGAGACTTCTTTTGTATCTACCTGTACTTTTCTATCTATTATATAGTACTTAAATTCATCTTCTTCGTACTGTAGCCCTATTTCGTTAATACCTCCTAGTGCTATATTTATCTCTTTCAGAATTGGTGCAAATAGATTTAAAAGAGTTCTTTCCTCTTTTTTCTTACTCAAAAGAGCTGTCATTGCATTTTCAAGAAGTCTTACATTCACGTAGATATTTAAAATTTCATCAGTTGAACCTACTTTATTTGACTGTAGAGCTGTTAACAAGGTTTCTTCATACGGCCAGTTTTTTGTTCCTTCGGTTATTAGCATACAAACTCCCGGGTCACTTGATGTGTGGAATTTGTAAGTTCTAAACCTACAAGCAGGTATAGATGAAGTGTCTCCTCCATCTGAGTCTAATGGTCTTATATCTGTGTTTAGCTTTATTAGATTTTTATTATTGTTATCTATTAAAAGAATTGTATTAACTATTTCACAAAAACTTCTTAATGATATGTAGGTAAATTTTGGACTTGGTTCACTTTCCGCATCAGCTGCTGTCTTTAAGCTACTCAATGGAAATGATGCCTTATCTATTCCCGTTCTACCACCTACTGTTACAAACTTATCTGCAAATGTTGGAAATTTAAGTGCTATAGCATCCCAGGTACCGCCTACCTCAGTTTCTTTAATTGTTGTTAGTATATCCTGTATCATTGTTGCAGGTACTGTTTTGGTTGCGTCTCCAGTGGTGGTGGTTACTGCTGGAGTGTCGATGTCTATGGTTAAAGATTCTATAATCTCTCCGATAGATATTATGGTTGTTGTACAGTCGTATCCTCCGTCTTGTCTATATTTCCATGAAAAGTTTTTTATGAATCCAAAAATCCCTTCATAGTTACCTTTACTATTTTTTCTTAGTTGTTGTACTTGTTGATATAGTTTTTCTTTTGTAGTTCCTGGGGTAAAGAAAGAAGTTATAGTTTGAGGAGTCTTTTCATAATCTGTTTCTGATTTTGCATAGATACTATGTCCCCATTCAAGCAAAGCTGTAAAGCCAGGTCTCATAAAAAGAAGTTCTAGTTCTGTTATTTGAGATCTATCCCAGCAATTAAAAGTAACTGTAGCTTGTTTTAATTGTCCAAACTGTCCTACTGAGTTTACAGTAACTGCAGTAATACCTGGCATTGGTCGGAATCCTTTCCCGTCGTCTCCTGTAAAATTACTATAGGTGTTTGCTCCTGTTCTACCCTTAACACCCCCAATCATTATGTACTTTTTAGCTAAGTCAGAAGAACCTCCTACATTAACTCCTGAGGTAAATTTAACCCAACCTGTTTTTGAAGTTAAATACATCAGGTCTTCGTTGGTTCTACTTCCCTTGGAAACAATTTTACTTCTTACAGCTAATTGATCTATAACTTCATCGCTGAAGGGTCCTCCTATGATTTTCCCACTCGCCATTTTTTATTTATTTATTTAGATTATTAAAGTTATCTATAATTGTATCTATATTTCCCGGTATTCTAAGTTGAATTCCTGGTTCTACAATTAAAGAAGCTCTTTCTGAATTATTTGCTGCTGCTATTACCCACCATAGTGTGTGGTCATTATAAAACTGATCTGCTAGATTATCGTACCTATCTCCTGCTGTTGTTATTATATAGTAGTCAGTATCGCTAATAGGAGTTTCTGGGTAAGTAGTTGTTGTTCTGTACTGCTTACCTTCTAATGACTGTTCTATTTTTATGTTCTCGTATCTTTTCATATAAACTCTTGGTCTCCTCCTGTTCCTGCTCCTACTCCAAAGTCTTCTACAAACCCAGTTCTTGGAGGCGGTGGTGTAGGTGCTGCTGCTTGCTCTGTTGCCGGTATTTCTGGTACTGGCTGTATTCCTGTATTTGGATTGTCTATATCTTTAATTCCTCTCTTATTTCTTTCTGTTAAACGAGTTGTTATGTACTCTTTTAATCCTGTTGTTGGAGTAAATGTATGTATTGGTGTAAAGTCTATTTGACAATCCATTACCATTGGTAATTCTTGTTCAAAATCGTCTTGACCTGTATTCTCAGGTTCTAGCATTGCTATCTCCCAAGGATAGTCTACATTCCAAGTATAGTTTACACTATTTAGAACTCCTGGTAGCTCATATACATAATCCCCTACTGTCAGCTTTGTTACAGTTCCTCTCATAAACTGCCCACCTCTTGCATATGTTGGTGCAGTTGCTGAAGCTAGCCATATCATTTTTTGGTAGATAGGTTCCATTTCTGCTCTAGTAGCAGCAGCAATTTTAAAAGATAAAGTAATTTTTCTTTGAAAGCCACTGTAAATTTGAAAATCTTCTGCTCTACCTAGGTATTTTACCGGAGACCATTGACCTGAATAGTTATCTGCAAAGGTATCTAAATATGCTCTAAAGTATAGTACAGTTTCGGGTTGATCTGGGGTAATGATATGAAATCTAAATTTAATTAAATCTCTACCTTCTTTCTCTCCGTTTACTTTTCCACTATCTCCAACTTTTTTAGCTGTCTGAGGTAGTAGTGCATTTAATCTATCTATCTCTAATCCATCTGGACTGGTAGTCCAGTATGAGTTTATTTTTTTAAAAGTATCGTTTCTAGCTCCTTGATCTCCTAAAAGTACTCTAGCCTCTTTTGTAACGTTATTATTTTTTGTTCTGTAGTTTTGCTTCTGTACTAAATATGTATATTCTGTTGGAACTTCTTGATCAAATGGTTGATCTGAACCTTTCTTTCCTGATACTTTCGGTGCATCTCCTGTTATTTTTACAAACTCCGATTTATCTATAGTATCTAATTGGTTACTCCTACTACCTTTACCTCCTGCTGTAGCAGTAGTCTGTCTTATCCCGCTTCCTGATGGAGCTACTTTTATTGGTATTCCTCCTTGTGCTTTATATTGCGATAGTCCATCCTGCGGTACCGGTGCATTTGGTGTTTCGTTACGGTCAGTAAATACCTCTCCTTTTGTGTAATCGTACTTACTAGATTTTCCTAATATATCTGATTCATGCTGTCCTGGTACTGTTTCACCTCTTAATGCATATTTTGCTCCTTCAACTCCTCCTGCTCCAAAGAATGAAGCAAATGCTGAGATGTTACCTGGTCCTTCTGGCTGTAGATATGTATCAGTTCTAAATCCTCTTAAAAAATGTGTACCTGTTCCGTTTACAGGAACTTGTGCTAGAGTCGAAGCTGCAATTTTGGCTGTACCTATTAGGGTACTTCCAGCTTGTTGCAGGATTGCTCCGGCTAAGGATTTTCCTCCTTGCTGTGCTTTTTTTATTTTACCTACTACATTTACCTGTTGTATTAGAGCTTCGTGTAGTAGAAAGTTTATACCTGGTTTATCTACCAGCATTTTAGCAATACGGGAAACATCGTCAATGCGATGTGAAATCTCTGCCCCTATTTGACTTGAAGGTGCTTGCCCTATGTTTTTTGTAACATAAGGTTCTTGCCCTCCGAAAGGCATAGAGCTATACTTCAGACTTGTAAGGTCTGTTTGCAGTGTGATTAATCCCTGATTTGCCATTTAGCTTTTTATTAGTGAGGCAAGTGGCTCATATAAGGAAGTGGTTGTCCTGATGGTGATACTGTTGGAGGTACTCCGTTTAAATCTAATACAGATGGTGCTGGTTCAGGTTGAGTCTGATTTGGCGTTCCTGTAATAGAATAAATGTTGTGTAAAGTTGATCCTGGCAATGAACTCGGTACGTGTGGTGGTGTAGCTCCGTCTAATCCTAAGTTAGATGTTGGTAATAAATCTAATAGTCCCATATTAATTGTTTTTTAATTTATTATAAATAGTTTGTTTTACCTTATTACTCCAATGAGTGTAGATTAAGTCCTAGTGCTTCGTTAAGTTTATTAGGTCCAATATAAATGTTATGACCTTCTTTTACTGCTGCAATTAACTCGTCTAATTTAGCATAGAATTGATCTAACGGTATTACTGCCTCTCTTCCTGCTTCCCCTACTAATGCATTTGTAGGTCCTGTTGTAATACCTCCTTTCGCCATTGGTATCATTCCTGTTACTGTGTCTGCAAGATTGAATTCTACTTTAGGTAGATCTACTCCTGGTATGTGGTTAAGGCCTTCTATTACTGCGTTCAGTGTTCCTGTTGCTAGATCAATTAGGAATTGAAATGGTCTTAGGATAAACCCTATTAAACCTGTTACTATCTTTTTCATTCCTTCACCAAAATTTCCTTGGAATATATCTACAAACCCACCTACTATATCTATAGCAGATTTAATTCCTTGCACCATAAAGTTTATTACTGCCTTCATTGGTACAAACACGTAAGTAAGTAATCCTCCAAGTACTGATCCTATTACTTTAAATACGTCTCCTAATCCTTCTCCTTTTCCAAAGATATCGGTCATTAAGTCACTCATACTGGCAAATACTTCCCGTATTGGAGTAAAAATTGGGGTAAATCCTTTTATAAACGTTTCAAGCATTGGCCCTAGTATCTGCATTACTGGTTTTAGTATTGCCATAAGCCCTGTACTAATATCCTTAATAAGTGGTCCAATTGCTGCCATTAAAGGCTTAACAATCCCCTCAAATAAGTCTCCCAGTAATTCCATAACTGGCATTAGAGGTTCTACTAAAGAAACAAATACTTCTTTTAATCTAGTTGTAATTGCTTCCATTCTTTCTGATTGAGATACAGATTTCATTTGAGCCTGGAATGCTTGGTCTTTAAAAGTTGCATCTAATTGCGATTGAGATGCTCCTGCTGCTACTAACTGGTTATATTTTGTCTGAGCTTCGTTCATGTTATCGAAGTTCATAGACTTTAGTTTTGCTTGCGTCTCTTCTGCTTCTAACATTTTTGCAACCTCGTCTCTGGTGAATCCCATAGATTTTGCTAAAGCATCTTGTGCTAAAACATTCATCTTACCGAACTCAGCTGATGTTCCTATGTTTTTTGATAACTCTGCTGCTAGGGTAGCGGTATCGTTTGTCAATGCAGCAGCTCTAGCTTTTTCTAAATTAAGTTCTTTCCCGGTTAATAGCTCTGCTTCTAATTCACTTCCTATTGAAGATTCAAAGTCAAGTAGTGAGTTTGAAGCTTTTCCCATATCTGCAATTTCAAGACCTAGTTTTTTTGCATTAAATACAGCTCTGGTCATCTCCTCAGTACTGCCTTTCATACTAAGTCTAAAAGCTGCACCTGCTTTTCCTATTCCTTCTTGAATTACTTTATTACCTATAAGTACGCCACTTTGGTTATTTAGTTTAAGCAATGTGTCGTCTACTGTGCTTAAATTTTCTTTTAACCCTTTCCCGTTATTCATACTTAACTGCGTGAAGCTTGCCATAGCTTCCGCCGAAAGGTTTAATCTCTCTTTTACTGATGCATAGTCTTCAGCCATTTTTCCACTGAATACCAGTGTTGTTCCAAATTGTGCATTTAAGTCATTTTGTGCTCCTACAAGATTCTGAGTATTGACCATGATGTCATTGGATGCCATAGCAACATCATTCATCTGACTGGTCATTTGCTGAGCAGCATCATAGGATACTCCGAGTGCTTTAGCTGTATCTCCAGATGCTTTATCTACCATTTTAAACGCATCGATAATCTGCTCTACTGCAATTGCAATAAGTGCTAAAGGTCCTAGAGATTTCATTAAGTTTCCTCCTAGTTCTTTAGCAAAATTTCCCGCTACTTTAAATTTATCTCCTAATGTAGCAGCTTTGGTTCCTCCGTTTGTAATCTCTGATGCAAATTGTCTGCTATTTGAAACTGCTTCATCTATACCCAGCATTTGAGTAAACTTACCTCCTCCTATCTTTTTCATTATGCCTGAGAGTGCTTCTGCACTTCCTCCAGCTAGTCCAAAGGCATTATCTATATTTTTAGCTCTTTCGGCTAAAAGCTGCATTTCCCCTGCTTGCTCCTGCAATAGTACTTGCTGTTCTGCATACAAAGTAAACAATGTTAACTCTTCTTCATTCAGTCTATGTGAATGTGTTAACATAAGTGCATGAAGTCCTTCTTGAGTTCTTAGAGCTTGTGTAACTTCAGCTTGTGAGATGTTCATCTGGTTAAGGGCCTGTCTTGCCTCTGTCATAAATCTCTGCTTAGCTTTTTCTGAGTTAGCTATATCTTTCTCTAAACTTGCTAGAGTTTTTGTACCTGCAAGTACATCCCCTATGTTTTGTTCAAACTGTCTTGTAGAAGCTGCAATATCTCTAAAAGCTTTGGCAGTTTCTTGTGCTTGTAGATTGCTATTAAATACACTCTTAGCAGCCTTTGCCGCTTCAGAAGCATAGTCTCTCTGTAGCTGTAGTATTTCTGCTAAAGCCTGTCTACTCTGATCGAGATTAGGTCCTGCTGGTTGACCTCCAGGTGGTGGTGTTGTTGCTGCCAATAGTTTTTCTTATAAATAGTAAAGGCATCACTTTTTGGATGCCTTTGTAGTATATCCTGCATTCTCACTCATAAGCCTTTTTGCTTCGTCTAACTTGCCAAAGTCTATTTGTGAATGTCCTTCCTGTTGATTGTTGGCTGTATTTGCTTCTGATTCTTTCTGCCTAAATTCTACTAAAAGATTATATGTTAATCTTCTTAGCCAAATTGGCATGTCGTACACTATATCAAAATTATACCCTCCTTGTCCGTAGTAACAAATTTCTGTAATTGATCGGAAAAGTCCTAGTCTATAATTAGTTGTCAGGCCAAAAAAAGTTAGCCGTTACCGGTACAATAACACCCTCCTCTGTGCCGTCAGAAGTTTCTACTGTAGCTTCCATGATTACATCTGGTTGTGTTTTTGTTAAGTGATCTCTAAAAGCTCTAGAATCTCTTGCTAAAAAGTAATTATCGACAAAATCTCTAATTGTCTTTTTATCTGTGTCTCCGTTTACAGATTGTATTGCATATTTTAGTCTAGTAGATAATTCTGAAGAAGAGTTTTTATCTAATTTCTTTAATCCGTTTATTTCTGCTTGGATTACTTTTTCGTCTTTATTTGTTAAGATTTTATAGGAAATAACCGTACCTGTCGAAGGTAATGTATATGTAAATTCATTTACACCTACTGTAAAACTTTTTTCATCTATATAACGTAGAGGACATTCCGATAGATCCACTGTTACGTCTTCTCCTTTATATTTGAATACGTAGTCTTTACCGTACCCTAAAATACGTGCTGCAACTAAGATTGCATTCTTGTCTCCTATAATAAGATCATCGTAATCTATCTTAGATACAATAAGAGATTTTAATAGTTTGTCTAAAACAATTCCTTGTTTAATGTAATTTTGATTTGTTAAGATATCCTCTTCACGAGCTGTCATGTACTTCATCTCAACTTTACCTGATCGAAGAGGAGAATCTTCCGGGTATACTAGTCCTTTTGAAGGAAGTTCTACCATTTCGGTAGGAAATTTGTTTGCTTGTTCCATAAATTTTATTTGTTAGTAACTTTTTCTATATATAAATATATGAAAAAAACTTTTTTAAAACAACAAAGCCTGACTACTGCCAGGCTTGTTTAATTTTATTTGAATGTTATTAGTAATTTAATACACAATAATCCATTGCTACTGTAATTGAAGTTTCAACTAATCCGTCTGCAGAAGTCCAGTCAAATTGTCCAAAATCTCCTTTTGTGATTAAAGCTCCTTTAATAATCCACTCTCCTACGATATCCCCTACAGGACCTAGAATGTTTAAAGTTAAATCTTTTTTATAGAAATCTGAATAACCATCTCTACCTGTTACTGATTCGTACCCTAAACGAGCCCATTCCATTACTGCTTGAGCTCCAGAAGGTGTGATTGGTGAGTATAATGTCATATCCATATCTCCCCATTCTCTTTTTCCTCTAATTTTTCTGTAAGAGTTAATGTGGTCAAGTTTAATTGCATTGTCTGAGAAGCTAGGTGCTTTTACCTTCTTAACCATGAATGCTGGGATATTATCTATATACATTACAAACCTGTGCTGAACCATTGGTTCAAAGGCTCTAAACATAATTTCATTTGGATCTAATACTGCCATTTTATTTTATTTATTTTATTATAAATATCTTTGTTTCTAAATATTATCCGAACGTTGCTCCAGTTGGTTCAATTGTAAAGTCTAATACTACGAATTCAATTGTTTTAGCTGGTTGAATAAATATTTGTCCTACTAATTGATTTCTATCAACTACGTCTGCTGTGTTGTTAGTATCGTCCATTACTACTCTGTAAGCGTAAAGACCTTGTCTTTGTACTACTGATTCCAAGTATGGATTTACTGTCGCTAAGAACTTGTTTCTAGTTGCTATAGTGTTTTGTTCGAATACTAAGTTTCTTGCTTGGTCACCAATGAACTTCTTAAGTTCTATTAATAAACGTCTAACGTTTACTCTATCTAAAGCTGATGCTTTAGTTTGTAAAGTTTTTTGTCCGAATACTGATATACCTGTTCCTGGGAATGTAGCGATTGGATTAACTTTTGCTGAGTAAAGAGTATCTCTATCACCTTTAGTTAATTTTCTTTCTGCTTGAATTACTCCTCCAATTCCACCTCTTACAAGTCCTGCTGGTGCAAACCATGGTGCTGAAGCTGCATCTGTGAATGCATATACTCCTGGGATTACTGTTCCTGCTGGAGCCCATTCGTTTCTACCTGTAGCTGATTTGATTTGTAACCAAGGCCAGTAAGTTGCTGCATATGAACTATTCAATGAAGCTGCCTGTCCTGTTACAGTTGCTACTGCTGATCCTGTTGCTACTAAATCTACTACTGCAATACAGTCTCCTCTGTTCTCTGCTAATGAGATAAAGCTATTTACTGTAGAAGTAAAGTTACTGTTATTGTAAAGTAAACCTGGTGCTGATATTATATTAAACTGGTATTCATCTTTATTTGCAAGCAATGATAATACTGTTGTATAATTTGCTGCTACTAATCCTTGTGCGTCTGTAGATGTATTATTAATAGCGCTAAAAAATGTTGCTCCTGCTTTTACATCTCCTGCTGCATTATAGAATGATCCTGAAGATGTTACTGGTAAAGATCCTGAGTAAAATACATTACTGCTGTCTTTATTAACTGTTACTCCGTCGTTTGCTAAGTAATAGTTAGTAGGTAATCCAACTGAAGCTACTCTAATATAGTTAGAAGCGTTTGGATATTCTCCTACTGCATAGTTGTAAGATGTTGAACCATCTGTTGCTACTGTAATGTATTGGTTACCAATTACTTTTTCAATGTAGTTGTCAGAGTTTGGATCAAGATTTACATTAAATGTTTCAAGGATAGTTTTATTATTATTACTATCATCTCCCTGTCTTACAAGTACTGAGAAAGTTCCTAATGCATTGTTAACGTTTGCGATTTCCCATCTTAGGTTATCTGCAGATCCAGATACTAGAGATCCATCAGAGTTTACATATCCTTGACCAGATCCTGTTAATTGTAATGGTGCTAAAGAAGATGTAGCATTATTGTAAGTAATACCTTTTCCTAAAGTTTCTAAAGTAAATGGTTGAGTACTTCCTTTTGCTGATGCAGATATGAAAGTATTTGTTGCTCTTGTATAAGCTCCAGATACAATTCTTGTTACTAAAGCTGTTTGTCCACCATTTTGAAAATAGTTTTTAACTGCTACAGATGTAAGGAATTCGTATTGTTTGTTAGAAGCTGATAAAAAGGTTTCACCAAACTTTCTTACGTAGTCACTATATGATGTAACAATAAGAGGCTGGTTATCCGGCCCTTTAACTGTTGGTCCAACAAATGCTGCTCCTGCCTGAATTGGTGCTGGTGTGATATAAGAGACGTCATTTTCTCTTGTATATACTCCTGGAGAGATAATTGATTCTGCCATGTTTTATAAATTTGTTTTTTAATTTATTATAAATATCATCTGGTTTTGGGAAACCATCCTATAGTGTTAGGTCCTGTATTCCATAATAAATAGGAAAGGAGAGTCAAAACCCTCCTTATTCCCTATTCTACTTTATTAAGAACTACTCTACTTCCTCTACTTCTACTTCTTCTACAGAAGAAATAAATTCTCCTTGCTCTAAATTGATAGATCCTTTTCCGTAAACACTTTCTAAATACTCAGCTAATGTTTTTTCCTCTTGTTCTAACTCTTTTAAAAAGTCTTCTGCATTTTTTCTTCTATCTTTTAATTGAATTTTAAATAATTGAATTTGTCCTAATTCTGAAGTAATTGCTTGGCTTTTTGCTTGAAGGTCTTTAATTTGTTGTAACTCTTCTTGTGATAACTTTTTGTTTTCCATTTGTAACGTTTTTTTTAATTTTTAATTATATGTCTGACGGGTCAGTTGTTTCTTGATTTTCTTCTACTACTTCTTCTACAGCTGGTGCACTATAAAGTGGTCCTGTTATTGTTGTAGGTGTAATGAGTAAAGCAATTTGTGCTTCTAGATTTGCTTGCATAGAAGGTACGTCCAATAATACTTCTAACCAAGCTTTCACATCTGAAGCTGTTACATCATCAAATGGTGTAAAGTCTTGTGGGTTAGGTGCTCCTACTGCTGTAGCTCCGTAGGTTTCAGCTGTTACACCATTTTCATCTGTACCTCTGTATCTCCAGTGTATTGTTTGGATTACGTCTTGTAATCCATCTAGGTTTATTGCTCTCTCTACTGCAGAGATTGTCCAATTGAATGTTATCATTGTTTTTTATTTTATTTATAAATACTATAACATATTGGTTTCTGCTGTATTTATAGAAATGCCTGCTACAGATAGGATATCATTCTCTAAAGTAAAGTCTTGTCTCATTTCTAAAGGAGTTCCTGATACTACTTCTGAAGTATCAATATCTAAACCGTATCCGGCTTGATCTACGTATACATTATAAATTAAATTGTACTGTTCAGTAATTTCTACTGAAGTAAGAGTTTTGTCTGTTAAAAATTCTTTTAGTGTCATAGTTTTTTGTTTTTTAATCTAATAATTCCATTGTTTGTGGTTGATTTGATAAAAATGATCCTGATGTTCCTGTTGGATCTATATTTCCGTTTGGTAGTATTTTTACATATCCTGAAACTGCTGAACCTGAATAGGAAGTAAAGTTTCCTCCTGCTACGTGTATATTTCCTAAATTGTCTATAAGTATTTTACTATTAGTAGAGTTAAAATTATTAAATCCTGAACCTGGGTTAAAAGTTGTATCTATACTGCCGTTGGTATTTAACCTTACTAATCTGTTTACCCCTGAAGATCCTGAATATTGAGTGAAGTTACCTGCGGCAATTAGCTTGTTATCAGGTTGAAGTGCAGTTTTGTAAACAGGTGCACTAAATCCTGGTCCTACAATATACGTATAATCTAAGTTTCCATTAGCATCTATTTTAGCTATATTTTCTTTTTCATCTCCAGAGTAAAGCTGGAAAAATCCAGTTAATATTGAAGAGTCGTCAGGTAAAGTGTTTATATTGTAAACAGGTCCATTTATTTGATCTACTAAAAATGTATAATCGTAACCTAAACCTAGGCTTAGTCTTACTAGATATCGTGGAGTTGTAGGAGAGTCGTATGAGTAAGTACCACCTTCGCCGTCATCACCTGTAATAATTTCATTCCAATTAAAATCTCCTCCTATAAGAACTTTACCGGTGGATTGTACTTGCATTGAGTAAATAGTATACCAAATGTATTCACCGCCAGCATTAAATGTTCCATTCGAGTTAAATCTCCATGGGTTGGTTGTTGGAGAATATGGACTTGAATATCCTGCAAGAATTTGTCCATCTGATTGTGCAGTAAGTGTCTGTACAGTTCCGTTTCCAGTATAGCTGCTTGTAGCGATTAACTTTCCTTGTTGATTTATTTTAAATAAGTCTGAGGCGAAGGATGATCCTGAGTAGTATTGTGGATATTGACTTGAATTAAGCCAAATATCACCTGAGGTATTTTTTACTGAAGCAGCTGGTGTACCTGATAGTTGATTTGTTGATGTATTTAAAAAACCTGTACCAGGATTAAATAGACTGCTAGTATTATTTGATGAATTTTCAAAAGCTACTATACCGTTGTTATTTTGTTTAAAGACTGTAAATGGGCTTTGTCCTAGTAGAAATATATTATTTAAACTGTCTTTAGCTAATGAAGTTACAGCAGGAGTTCCTGATGTTC